GCAGAAAAAGCAGCAGCAGAAAAAAAAGCAGCAGCAGAAAAAGCAGCAGCAGAAAAAAAAGCAGCAGCAGATAAAGCAGCAGCAGCAGCAGCAGATAAAGCAGCTGCAGCAGCAGCAACAGCAGCAGATAAAGCAGCAGCAGCAGCAGCAGCAGCAGCAGCAGCAGCAGCAACAGCAGCAACAGCAGCAGAAGAAAAAGCAACAGCAGCAACAGCAGCAGAAGAAAAAGCAACAGCAGCAGAAGAAAAAGCAACAGCAGCAGAAGCATCAAAAGCAGCGGTAGAAGCAGCGGCAGAAGCAGCAGATAAAGCAGCAACAGAAGCAGCAACAGCAGCAACAGAAGCAGCAACAGCAGCAACAGAAGCAGCAACAGCAGCAACAGCAGCAACAGAAGCAGCAACAGCAGCAACAGCAGCAACAGCAGCAATAGAAGCAGCAACAGACGCATCAAAAGCATCAGTAGATAAAGCAAAAGAATCAGCAAGGAATGCAAAAGAATCAGCAAGGAATGCAAACGAATCAGCAAGGAAAGCAAAAGTATCAGCAAGGAAAGCAAAAGTATCAGTAGAGAAAGCAAACGCCGCAAAAAAAGCTGCAGAAGAAGCAAAAGCAGCCGCAGAAAAAAAAGCAGCCGCAGCAGCAGCAGCATCTACATTACAAAGTGCTAAAAGAATTCATGCAGCAAGAAATGAATTAAATAAAAAAAGAGAAGAAAAAGCAGCCGCAGAAAAAGAAGCAGCAGCAGTTAAAATACAACGTTTTGCAAGAGGTATCGAACCAAGATTAAAATTCAAAGAATTTAAAAAAACACAAAAAACATTAGAAAAAATAAATGAAGAAATCGCAAAATTAGAAGAAAAATTACAAAAATTACAAAATGCAAAGTCAGATGAAAACTCAAAACCCAAATTAGCAACTTTAACCACCGAATTAAAACGAAAAGAAGCCGAAAAAGTCACTGCAGTGTCGGATGTATTAAAATATGGTAAAGAACTAACACAAAAAAGTGCAGATGTTACTGCTAAACAAAAAAAATTTGCTGATCTAAATATAGATTTAGATAAAATAAAAACTTCATCAGGAAACAGAATAGAAATTCCTACCTCTGATAAATATGAAGAGGATAAAACAGAATATAAGAATAAGAAAGATTCATTTGAAAAAATACAAAAAAGTCGAGAATATGATAAATTTATTCTAGAGAAGAAAGAAAGGCTTTATTGTATATTAGATTTATGTGAACAAATTGATTTAAAAAAAATCAATAAATTTTTAAAAGATATGATTGTTAAATATGATTATGTTTCAAAAGACAGTGATTTAAATAATCAAAGAAAGTTTAGTGATACAAAAAAACAACCATCTCAAAATGATATTGACGAATATGCTAATTTGATTAAATTTATGAAAAGACATTTTGAAAATATAAATGGAGAACTTCGTTTATTTTCGGATAATTATCTATCAACAATTCAAAATTATTACGAAGACAGAATGGGTGAAGATATTAAAGAGATTAATACAACATTATTGAAAATATTTAAGATATTAAAACATCTCCGATATAGTGTTGGCAAGGAAACAGATCTTTCGTTTGATATATCTTTAATTGCAGACAATTCCCTTATATATAAAATTAATCTCTATAATTTTTTTAAAAATGGGATTTATAGTAATCTACATATTATAGAAGAACCTATATTAGATAATGATGATTATGAAGAAATAATTGAAAAATGTAGGATACAATTTAACGAGGTTTTTACAGGATTCTACAGTATTATATACGACGACTTTGAAACACAATTACATGATAATATTAGTAAAATGGATATAATGAAAACAATAGAATACGAATTGTCAGCTAATATAAATAAAGTAGAAGCCTCATCATACATTGGAACCCAAGATATTTTAAATGCAATGTTTGTAATACAAGATTTATTTATCATAAAAACTAAAGAAGAAAAAGATTTACTGACAAAGATAGATGCTGAAAATAAATTGTTGCAAGAAGCAATAAATTTACGCGATCAAACTAACGCAAATAATGTTGACGCCACTAATAAAAAAATTGAATTAGATACAGAAATAGCAAATTTAACGCAAAAAATAGCAGATCAAAATGCAAAAAATAGTGAAGAAGAAGCTAAAAATGTGAAGAATAATGAAGAAGTTGAAAGAATAAATCAAGAGCTTGAAATAAAGAAACAAAAAAAAGATAAATTAGAGAGTTCAATTGAAGAAAAAAAGGCAAAAATAAATAGATTAAAAGAAAAGTTGGATAATTTGGATGAAGAAGCACCACCCCCACCTAGCAGACCACCATCCCAACGTCGCAGTGCATCAACACCATCAACACAAGCAACCTGGGCAGCAGAAGAACAACCACCAGCAGCAACAGATCAATTAACTAGTGTTGATCTGGATAAGGTTAACTATTTTGATACAAATAAAAATAAAATTATTATAAATAATAAATTTAAAAAAACTAATGAAACAATGATGGAATTCCCCGAATTTTATGATAATTTGATTTCAAAATCAAATTATATAGATCAAAATTATGAATTTTATCTGACGAATGGTGCGAATAATAAATTAGAAGATGAACAGAGCGGAACAAATAAAGCTATAACTATAATTAATAAATATGATAATGATTTTTATACTAGAACAAGCGGATTTTTTAATGTTCGTAATTACGAACCTATTTATAATATAGGTCATGTTGATAATAAGTTTGTATTTAATGACGCAGAATTAAATAATAATAACCCTATATTAGATCTAAAAATTACTAATGGGCGTTTTGTAGAAGCGACTAAATATACTGGTGCCACATTTTTTGTATCTCGTAAACAAGGTTTTAAATTTCATGATTATAATGTTAAAGGTGTATATCATCTCAAAGGTTGGTATCATGCTGAAAAGTCAGAACATTTAGGAACGCAAACAAAAGAAATTGGAATACCAGCTAAAACTGTTTATTCTGTCTTATTTAATAATGAAGATATATTTGTAGAAGATAGAATTGAATATAAAAAATTAGTTGTCGCTTATTATAGTGCAGTTCTCGACCATTTCTTTGGTTTGATAAAAGACAAAAAAAATATCTCAATATTACATCTATGTCAAGTTCCAGGTGCTATTTATGGAGGAACTGAAACAACAACAACTATATTTAAAAATACAATATATGGGTATTTATGCAATAATCTAGAAATTTTTACAAAGAAAAGTTTAAATTTTAGAATATCAATTGATTATGATAATTTAACATTCAGCCAAGAAGACTTTCATGAATATCTACAATTTCAAAACAACTCCTTTAATGAGTTCTTAAATCCAAAACCGCAAGAAACAGGGGGTGAAATAATGTATTAATTCCTCCCGCTTCGTAATTCTGCAACTTCAAGTTTCAATTCATTTAATTCTTTTTTAAGGGCTTTTATAGATTCTACAAATAAAGGCGCTAATTTTTCATAGCAAATAGTTAAATAATTATCACCACTTTTAGAAACAATATTATTATCGTCATCTCGCATCATATCGAATGGTGCAATTTTAACTATTTCAGGAAGGATGTTTTGAACTTCTTGTGCGCTTAAGCCTATATCAGGAACTCTTGGAAATCCATAATGAAATGCTAAATCATTTGGGGTATAATGGAAGCCATTTAATTTGCAAATTAAATCTATCGGGTTTCCAATATTCGAAGTATGGTTTTTTAACCTATTATCAGAAAACGAGGATACAATTCCGCGCGAAGCAATAATTCCACCTTCAACTGTAAGCTTGTCTATATTGCTACTGGTTCCAATAGACACATTATTCATACTATATATATTACTGCTTGTAATTGTCCATTTTGATTTATGAAAGTCTAGTGAAGTTGCCAATATATTACTTGTAGACAAAACATAATTGCTGCAATTACTATCATTCCTTTGCATAGTGCTGTTAATAGTGGAAACGTGGTCATTTATTTTATTATATGTAATATTACATGTAGATAATACATAATTAGATGTGTCGCTAATAACACTTCTACCTTCTCTTTTATAATCGCCTTTTATATCAACATCTCCGCCATTTTTAATAGAAAAAACAACTCCCGTTGAGTTTTTTGCATTGAATATATCGGAATTAATATCTTTCTGTTCAACCATCATTGCAATTGTATTAATATCCATATTAACAACCTCCAACCTTTCGGTTGTATATACATTTGTTTCAAGAACTGTATTATCACCGCGAATTATTAAATTGGAATTAACAGTCAATGTTCCATTAACAAACATATCAGCATTATATATATTATCAATTATAAACTTCTTGTGTCCAGTTATAGGTTCAGAAATCATATCAGTTGTTAATCCAGATATTCTTTGAGAAATAGTATTATCTGTTGTAATAACAAAATTGCTCACATTTCTATCATTCAAGCTTGCTTTCGCAGCTAGAATATTACTTGTTGATAGAACATAATTGCTTAAACTTACACCATTTGATGTTAATAATATACCTGATAATCGATGCCCAGACCCTATAAATTCAGGTGCAGTTACAATTCCACCCAATGTTATATCTTGAGTCTCCTCGTCAATTACTATATGATCTTGATCTTGTCCTGACTTTGAAGACATAATTTTGAAACCCCCATTATTAATTAATTTGTAATCCTTATTATTATCATTTGCATGCCCTCGAATGAGTTCAATAGATGAAGTTATTGGTTTATATGGATTTTCTATATATCTAATTATAATAATACCAGACCCTCCATTTCCTCCTCCAGACCCTTCAATGCCGCCACCCCCGCCTCCTCCAGTATGTTCTCCCGCATTCATATTATTAGCTATTCTGAAAGAATTTTGATTTACTAACCCGAATCTGACACTTGGATTTCCGTCATTGTCTACATAGTATTTTGCTCCTGCACCTCCACCGCCTGAACCTCCATTATGCGCGCTCCCAGAATACACTCCATTACATCCTCCTGCTCCTCCTCCTCCCCAATAATTATCTTCTCCATTAATATTAACTAATACGCCATTACCCCCATGTCCGGTAGATGTATTCGCAGCTGCGCCTCCTCCACCACCAGCAATAATTCCATCATTTGGTAGAGATTCTGCATTTGCACCAATATTACCATTATACAAGGTTGCATTAGTTAATATAGGACCTTTAGTAGATACACCAACACCACCTCGATGTGATAGTGTAGGAGCCCCAGAACCACTTCCGCCACTATTTGCAAATACACCTGAATTAAATAATATATCATTTACAGCACTACCACCACCTAATATCTCCGCACCAAACCCTACTGTTGATTTACCTCTTGTTTCTCCTGGAACTGCTCCTCTACCAATTTTAATATTATAATAACCAGGAACTAAATACATATTTGAACCATATAAAACAGCACCACCACCACCACCTGCGCCAGCTTCTTGACTAACGCCTGCAGTTGCTCCACCTGCACCTCCTCCACCAACCATTAATATATCGCATGTTAAACCTCCGTTAGGCACATTAATAGTATATAGGGTTTGTCCAGAACCGACCCCTGCTGTTTCTTTTGTATATGTAAATATTTTGCATGTGTAAACATCTACTAATCCGATTGACGTTTGAAGAGGATACGAAGTTATAAAATTAAAATTATTTTGTATAGTTAATTTTGTATTATCATATGCAGAATCATATATATGTAATTTAGTTTCAGGGTAAGAAACACCTAAACCAGTATTGCCGCCAATATAATATATACCTTCATTAACAGTGCTCCATTGCGAACCACGTAATAACAAAGTATTACTTGTCGCTAGAACATAGTTGCTTGCTCCTATATCATTTAAATTAATTTTTGTATCCAGTGTATTGCTCGTAGTTTGAATATATGTATTTAGTATATTGCTTGCAGATAGAACATAGTTACTAATATTGATGTTAGATGATCGAAGAGCACTACTTAAAACAAGACTTGTTTCGGCGAGATTACTATCAGTTTTCTCTTCTAATATAGAAATTTTGTAGTCAAGACCTTCAATAATATTTGAACCATATTGATCATATATTTTACCACTTATAATTAAATCATTACTTGTATTTATTGTGCCAAAAAATTTAACATTACCAAACTTATCAACTAATAATTGGTCTTGGTTAAATTGTTCGTCACTATACCTAAATTTCAAATTTCCGTCATAACTATATATTTCATTTGTTAAATTATTTCTATTTATTACATCATCTTTTATTGTGGTTGCTAATATTATGTGAGGCTTAAATATAGGTGTATTATAATTAGTCAGCTGTATATTTATATTGCTATTATTAATATATCCTTTGTAATATTCATTAATTATAATAGTATTACTTAAACTTGCATTAAGAACATTAAAATTATATTTAATTTCTTTAATAGGACTATTATAAATTACACCTGTATTATATCTGTTGTCTACTAACTCGTTAGATGTTTGAAAAGTAATAATATTTGAAATATTATTATTTGTATTCGTATTATTGTAATATACTATATTTGAACTATAGTTAATTATGTAATTACTATTTGATATTGTATTCGGAATAATATTTGAACTATCTATACTCATAATATTGTTTCGTAATATTGAAAAATTACCTTGATATGTCCTTGCTGAATTATAACGAACAATATTAGAAGTGATTGTTTCCATATATACATTAGATAATGAACCGATGTCATTTAATTTAATTAATGTCGTATTAAAAAATATCTTGTGTCTATCCGAACTATTATTGTTAGTATTTGGTAAATATGTATATATTTTATTAATAAATTTTACTATATTACTATTTCGATTATCATATGTTGTATTATTGTAAGAATAAGTAATATCCGAATTAGTATTAGATGTGGAAATATTTGATAAATGTGTTGGTATTTTGTAATAATTACTAAATAAACACGCAAAATTATAATTGCAAGTTATAATACCATTGTTTAGCACAATCGAAAAGTTATTAGAAGTTACATTATTAATTATATGCGTGCTTTCGGCGTTTATTATATTATTATTCGCATATGATAATGACGGAGATATATCTAATATATAATCATAACCATTATTTTTATTATAATCTAATATATATTTTGGATTATTTACAGCATTATTTGTAAAACCAGTAATATAATTACTATAATTACCACTAATAATTGCGAGATTGTTTTCATTAAAAATATAACTCAATTGTATATTGGAATGTATTGATAAATATGATATGTCTTTTTTAGTTCTTAAGACTTTGTAAGCAACAGTATCTTTATTTTCTACTAAATTATCATATATATCTTTGGAAGGTATATTACTTGAATGAATACTATTACTGACCAATGTTTTATATGTGGTTGAATCATTATCCCAATAATCACTTGCTGAATCATAACTAAATGTTTGCTTTAAATTACTTGTATTAATTTTAACATTTGTATAAATGAAATCTTTCGTATATCTTGCATTTAATAACATTGCCTGCGTATCATGTTCGCTGTTAATAGCCATAGTTTGCAATGGGTTTGGATCATTAAACCCGTATCTTACACCATCTCTTAAACTATTAAGACCATTGTAAGGGTCTATAGTAAATATATTTACAAGGTTGTTATTTGTAGGTTCGGTATTTATAGGAATATTTGCAACATCAATTGTGAACTTATAGTGGTTATTTAAATCACCTGATGATATAATATTATATTTGTTACTATTTGCAATATTATTAACCAAATTTATTTTGATTGGATTTTCAGCATTTGTTATTTGTAACCCGCACTTATTATCATCGTTAATATGCAAACTAATATTACTATTGCGAAAATTGTTAAGTTGTCCTAAATGCATATTTGTTTTTAAATTATTATTTGCAATCTCAAGGAATGACTTATAAATAATGGCGCCATCATTTTTAAAATAACGGAATTCAAGGTCGGTATTGTTGCTATTATTGACAACACGTAACTGAACCATATTATTTATATTATTTAGTTTATCTGCATCATATGCGGTAGTATAATCATTATTTTTATAAATACCCAATTCTAACGCTGAATAAGAAATTATATTACTGGAATATGTAATAAACTTTGCAGCAGAATAATTATCATTATTTTGCTTCACAACAAATGGTATATTGCTATTTATCATCGAGTCTACTATTATAGAATTTTGTGGTTTTAGAATTATATTTTTCCCTGAATATTCAACATCATTATAATCAATGAGATTTTTATAAATAATATTAGAAACAGTTACAACATCAATATATTTTGCTAATTCAGAGAATTCTTCTAATTTTTTGATACGAATATTAAAGTTATTACTATTATTATCTATAATATTAATATTACCATGAACATCTAAATCGCCATAAATTGATACTGCGGTGTTTGGTGATTTAGAAATATAATCGTATGATACTTTGGGATTATTAAAATCAATATGATAATTTGAATTTACACTATTATAATACATTGACATTCCAAATGTTGTAGGTTCTATTGTTTTATCAGTGTATCCAAATTGCAAAGGACCAACTCTCATAACATCTCGCGCATCTATGTCACTGTATTTATGATTTTTATAAATAAACCATTTTTCTAAATTTCGGTCGCTACTATAATCTCTGTCATATTCGCATATATCAATCCCACTATAATCTGCGTTGTTTTTAACCCCGCCACCGCGAACTCCTCGATATATTCTTATTATAGAATAATTATAATCTTCCATATTTGTATTGCGAATTTGCAAAGGTAATTTAACTTCTTCGCCAGTCCAGCCAAGTGCAATTTTTTTATTTGTATAAAAACCGTCGAGATTATTAGTTATTTGCAAAGTCTCAATAAGTTTATCATTTTGATAATATATATCAGCGTTTATTCCTTGCTTTACATTTAAACCTTGCATCTTGGTTGAATAAGACGTCACATTATCATAATTAATACAGTATTTGTAAGTATTTGTATTATATATATTGAAATAATTCTTATCATTATAAATAAATCCTGACATTTTTGAAATAGTATTATTTTGTGATACGTAATAGCCTGATGCTGACATTTTACCATTAATATCCAGATGTAAATCTTGTCCTTCCGCTTTGCGTGGTATTTTAATATTGATTCCAACCCCCTTATTTGTGATAGAAAGCATAGGTGGAGTATTGATAAGATTTGGAAATAATATATTATTTGTTAATCTTGATACATCGAATGAAGGATAAAAATATATATTATTTGTTTTACCAATAATATTATTTGTATTAATTATTAAACTATTATCATAAAAGTCTAAATATGATAATCTGCCAATATTAGTAATATATTTATCAGTATTTACCTTTTCTTGAAGCACGACTTCGAAATTTATATTTGAACTTCTGTTTTTAAATACATTTAATACGCCAGGAAAACCATCGTTAATATTTGGACCTACTGTCATTTTATTAGGGAAGCTAATATTACTATTTGCATCAAGATTTGCAATATTACTATGAACATATGTGAAAAAATATTTTGCTTGACCAACATCATTTGATATTGTCGTATATCCTAATGTGTTGTCAGTAAGATTTATTGGATTTATACGTGTATCCCCAATATACAAAGAATCATTTAGGTTTAAACTTCCCATAGATATTATCTCTGTCGTATTAAAGTTTACTTTGCCATAAAATGTCGATTCAGCATTTGCTGTTAAATTACTTGTATTCACAACAGAACTGATAATATTACTTCCATATATATTATCAAGAACAGAAATATTACTGAAATTATAATTATTACCAATAAAATTACCTTCATTTATTCGCGAAGCAGATATATTGCGTCCTTCTATGCGTATATATAGATCATCTATATTCTTGTAATCATTAGTAGAATAATCATACATTATTACATCATCAAACTTCGATGCACCTTTAACTTCGAAGCGCGGTCGATTAATAATAGGGGTGCTTTCTACATTGCCATTTGTAAGTGTTTTTTTATTGTATAAAATATTATCTGCTTTGTTTTTACCAATACAAATACTCCCGTTATTATCAATGGTCATTGCGGCATATTGTGTGTCATTTAAATATGTCGGTATTGCATTTTTATTATATGATGAGTTGATTTCTGAAGATGTTTTTGATATGTGAAACTCAAGAGGCATGCCTTTCGTTGTTGAAATAACAGCAGGAGATATATTGCTCCCTCCAATAATACCAATACATAATTTAGATAAGTTTGATGTTGTATTATCGTATATACTATCATTGCGCATTGCAAAATGAATATTATCAAAATTGTTATTAGGTGTCGAATTGATATTGAAGGGATGTTGGTTATTATTTGTATCAACTAAACCTCCCAAAGTTATATAATCAGGAGTATATATGTTATTAATAGGATAATCTAAATTATATAAATTATTATAATATGTTCTAATACCAGGTCTGAATGGTTGCGATTGCGCGAAGTCTTTAATTTGTTTTATTAAATCTATTGCATTGCTATTTAAGTCACCTTGAATAGATATATTACTAAATTGAATACTGTGCGCATTAATTATACCATCGCAATGTATATTTCCACCGACATAAAGAGAAGTATTTAGGTCGCGATAATTTGATGACATACTTCGCGAAGTATTTATTGCAACACCGCGATTATTTACATACATATTATATTTTGTATCCATATTGTTACTATTATAGTTCGTTGTCCCTTGTCTATCACCAATCACTAAATATTCTGTATCAGACAATGATAATTTTGCAACGTCTCCTTCAGTGATTCCAATTCCCACAGAGTCTATTTTAAAAATTGGTTCAGAACCTTGAATTATAAAATCATCCATTATACTATATATAATTCTATTTTATTCTATTTAAAAGAAATAAACAAATAATATTTATATAATAAAATGATATAATGAAAAAATGATACTATAGATTTACTTAATATCTAAATAATATAATGAAACGCATTCAAGGAATACATAATAAAACAAAGGACGTTGATATTAATAACCAACCCTATAATAATAAGAATGTAATCCTTCAGCGCGAAGATCTAGAACAGCTATTTAATAATAATGGATTGCTTAATATTCAATACAAGAACATCGATTTATACAGGGTTGCATTTGTTCATAAATCATATTGCACTATGAAAAACATCGATTTTGATAAAAGTAATATTAATTGCCCTGATGACTGCATTCCACTCCAAGATATGTCATATGAACGCCTCGAGTTTCTAGGCGACGCCTTAATAGGTATGATTGTTGCAAATTATCTATATACTAGGTTTCCAGACCAAAATGAGGGTTTCTTATCTAAAATAAGAACCAAAATAGTTAATGGGCGTATGCTTGGTTATTTATCAAATAAAATAGGTTTCCAAAAGTTTGCAATAATATCAAAGCAAGTTGAAGAGACAGGTGGCCGAAATAATTTTAAAATTATGGAAGATATATTTGAAGCATTTATAGGGGCATTATTCCTTGATTTTCAGACAGAGAGTGACAAAGTGCAACTTCCAAATAGTATCAAAATCGCACCTTTTACAGGTGCAGGATATTTTATAGTTGAAAGTTTTATTATTTATATAATTGAAAATTATATTGACTTTTGCGAATTAATAAGAATTAAGAATAATTACAAGGATATGCTTGTATCTTACATGATGCATAATCTTCAAGATACTCCTAAATTTTACGAAGTTAAAATATCAATAAAAGATAATGTTCGCGTTTTTACTTATTGTATAAAAGATAGAAATAATGCAATTATTGCTACATCAAACGGAAGTAACAAGAAGGACGCCGAGAATAATGCTGCAAAAGAAGCACTATTATATTATAATGTAGATATTTGTGAATATAATTCAAATATATAAAGATATTATATAAACAAAATATAATAGAAATATATTGTTATATTTATACATATTTAATGGATAAATTAAATATTACACATCTTGTTTTGGCGGGTGGTGGTATGAAAGGTGTTGTATATGTGGGAGCATTAAGATATTTATATATAGAGAATTTACATAAAAATATTACACATATTGCAGCAAATTCGATAGGTTCTTTTGTTGCATTATTCTTTGCATTTAAACTTACAATAGAAGAAATAGAGAAGGTAGTCTATGGAACATCGCAAGATTATAATTTGTGCAATATACCTACGAAGAATTATTATAGATTCATATCAGATTTAGGTTTATGTGATATTTCTCATTTTATCGAACATTTAAGAATTATTTTGCGAATTAAATACCCAGAGTTTGATGATATTACTTTCAAAGATGTTTCTAAAAAGTTTGGAATTAATTTATATTTTTCAGCTACAAATATAAATAGATGTGAAAATCGTATTTTTTCAATTGATGATACTCCTGATTTATCTGTATTTTCTGCTTGCGAAGCATCAATGGCTGTTCCGCTAATATTTAAGCCTGTTGAAATTGATGGCGAATATTATTATGATGGCGCTTTGTCAAATAATTTTCCTATTAAAATTTTTTCGCATATTTCAAAAGAGAATATTATTGCAATGGTAATATACAGTGATAGAGAGGAATACAAACCATCCAAAACAAAGATTAATATATTTTATATATTTCGACAAATATGGAAAATATTTGAAATATTGCGAATTAACCAAGTGACGATGAACGAGATTAAAATGGAAGATAAAGAATATTATTATATACCTAAAAATAATACTATGCAACAATCTATAAATTTTATTGTAAATAGGAAGGGGGTAAAAATAGAATTATTGTCTGAACAAATTGACGAGATGATAATCTATGGTTTTACAAGTATGATTGAGTTTATTGAAAAACGTAAAAATTTACTTGCAGATAAAAACAAAGAAAGGCTAAAGGATAATGCTGAATTATCTATATCTACATAATATTAGGAAATTTATATAATAATATTATGAAATATATAATTATATATATATTATTATTATAGTAATATATAATGAATAATAATGAACCATATATATTTCTTTTGGATTTAGATGGGACTATTATAGGAGATTGTTCTTATCAATGTGACATATACAATATACAAGAAATAATAAAAAAAAATATAATGTTAAAAAATAATAATATTCAATTAGTTAATCTGGCAAAATACAAGGCATTGTGCGACAAAATGCTTGACAATTGCTATAATTTGCAGTCAAAATTATTGCGCCCTCATTTTGCGAAATTTATGGCAGATATGAAAAGAATATTTCCAAATAGTTATTTCTTTATTTATACAGCATCAGAGAAGACGTGGGCAAACAAGGAAATATTAATTATCGAGAAGCAAAATAATATTAAGTTTAATAGACCGATATTTACAAGGGATAATTGCATCAAAGATAATATGGGTAATATTAAAAAATCGGTAATAAAAATACTACCGCAAATATTAAAAGCAATTAAAATGCCAAAGACACATTCGATTACTAACAACATCATTATAATAGATAATAATCCAACATTTGTAGATTACACAGATAATTTATTAATTTGTCCAACATATGATTATTTAAAGTTTCATAATCTTTGGGAAAACATCCCTCATGAGTATGCTAAAATATCAGAGCTAAAGCATTTTGTTTCAAAATTAATATCAAATAAAAAGATATATATCAAAAATAATCCTGCAAATACGATAATATTAGAAAAGTTTCATAAATGGTTATATCGAAAATATAAGAAAATAAATAAGTTTAATAGTAAATACGAGAATGATTCCTTCTGGTTAAATTTATCTACTTTGATTAAACATCACAACATTACAGTATTTAATAGGAAGACTGTCCATTTATTGCAGAAAAGTGTATAATTATTATGTATTATCTAATATGTATTATCTAAATAATATATAAAACATATATTCATATATTATTTATATTTATTTACTTATTTAAAATGATATATATAAGTTTTGATATTGGTATTAAAAATCTCGCTGTGTGTATTCTTAAAAAAACAGACAAGCTTTCTATATTGGATTGGCGAATTATATCCTTGGCAGAGACAAAGAAGGAAATCAAAGGGATCGAAGATATATCAGAGAGAATATATATTGAGTTAGATAATATAATTGGTGATTTAAAAGAAAAAGGAATTAATACTATCGATTATGTGTTGATCGAGAACCAACCTTCAAATTTGAATGGGTTAATGAAAACAATACAGTATATTATTTATTGTTATTTTAGTCTTCTTAAATATTGGGATAAAATCGTAGATAATGTTGTTCTTGTTAATGCATCTCTTAAAACAAAAACGCACGACTTCAAACCAGAAATACAGGTGAAAATGGAAGATGCGCAAAAAGCCAAAACCGGAAAAACCACCAAAAACTCAAAAGGTTTTAGAAGCGATAAATACAAAATGAATAAGCAAACCAGCATAGAAATATGCAAACATTATATCAAGGATGATGCAAATTTGTGCGAGATATTTGACAATAATAAGAAGAAGGACGATTTGTGCGATGCTTGTTTGCAAGCCGTTTCTTATATTAGACTTAATGACACTGGGACAAACAAAGGAAGCTTTGACAAACTAACTTATATGATTCCGCCATATTATTATTTTAGTTCTTCTGTCATTTCAACTATGTTCTCGCGAACTATAAATAATCCTAATAATTTGATTGTTGATGATTATGGAGATGACATTCGTGTAATCCCTTTTGGACATAGATGCACATCGGCACTTGCTTGTAAATATAGCAATATTCGCAAATATTCATTGCCATTTGATTGGGTTATGCCACTATTTCCAAGCAAAATCAAAAAAATATTAGAAAATAATTTTGATGGTTTTATACCAGATGTTCGCAACGAAGTGTTTACTAATAAATATGATATTACGTTTCATCATTTTAATTCGGATATAGAGAAAGGCATCGATGAGCACAATAGGCGTATTGAAAGATTTACTAAAATTATAAATGAGCAAAAGAAGATTTACTTTGTATATATTAACGAAGATTATTTATATGACGAAGAATATCGCAAAGACGATTTAAATAACAATGCATTTAATGAAATGTTAGAACTTGAAAAATATTTGAAATCTAAATATATCAATATTGATTATACTATTCTATATTTAGATTTCAAACATCACGAAATACCTGCAGATTCGAATATAATTAATGTTGTTCTAAATTCTACTAAAGTATATAATAATAGAAATGTTTCACCATACGAAGATTTTCGCAATTATTGTGGCAAAATATTATCGGAATTATTTAACACAACTTTGACATTGGACGGGTATAATAGTAGTATTTTTAATGATGAATAGTTAAATATTGAATAGTTAAATATTGAATAGTTAAATATTGAATAGTTAAATATTGAATAGTTAAATAATTTATATATATATTTATAGAAAGATTAAAGGAAAGGGTATTATGTCTGGTAGTAGTTGTAGAAACAGTAGTCAATCTGTTAATTTACCAACAGAATCAAGAAGGTCATTGACATCGTATAATGATTTTGTAAAGAAGATGTTCAAAGAGTTTCACAAAAAGCACCCTAATGACAAAGCACCTGATATTATGAAAAGGATTTGTGCTGAATGGAAAATAAGGAATGCAACTTCGACAGTTGATAAAAATATAACAAAATTATAATCATATTATAATTGTAAATTATCGAATGCTTGTCTAAACGCATCATTATCATATGCAAAGTTATATACAATATTTTTAACTTGTCTAGTGACATTTACTTCGTGAATACCTTTGATAAGACATTCGGCCACCTCAATATAACTTACGTTCTCGTGTTTGAAACTTCCCCCCGAAATTAGACAAATACGCACATAATCAATTTTTTCAGTATCCATTTTATTGTTATAATGGTAAATTGCATTCGCGATATTCTTACCAACTATATACACAGCATTCTTAAAATTATCTGCGGTGCTTTTTCCTCCTTTGGGTCCTACACAATATATCATCGCTTTATTTGCATCATTATTATAGGGGTTGTTTTTCAATATATCTATGAAAATATCCCCAGGATACAAACTATTATTTAGAAAGTCGCAAATACGGCTCTCTGAAATATACAAATACATATCTTTAAAATATGGATTATTTTCAAACTTACCTCCTTTTTTAAATTCATCATAGTGATGCAAAGTTCCTGCTTTTGAAATTAAATATTCATTATTCACAATATTCAAATATTTAGTTATTGAATATGTATCAGGAATTAAATCTTCTTTTTCCTCGACATTATAACAATCCATATAGCAAGATAGATGCATATTTGTAGATAATTCATATAATTCTGTGTCGCAATTGTCTGTTCTAATTGCGATGTTAAATGCTTTGTTTATAGCACCACCTCCAACATATAATCGTTCGTCCCCTGCGTTGAGCGAAGCCATAAATGTGGCTGGTTTATCTTCTGTATTTTGATATATATGGCTTGATTGCTCATAAACAGGTGTAAAATATTTTATTTTTTCTTCGAATGTGTATTTGAATGTTTCAATATATTTGACCGCAATTGCTACTTGTGTTGTATTATCCATATCTTGTATTGTTTTAATAAAATATAAAAGTATTAAATATTATCATTTTTTATATATTATAAATATCTTTAATTAAATTATATTTTTATATTATATATATATTAGAAGAATAGAATAACCAATGTCTGGTAGTTGCGCGATGAGTAGTCAAGAAGGTGGAGCTAAAAAACGTAAATTAACCCCATATAATATTTTTGTAAAGAAGATGTTCAAAGAGCTTTGCAAAAAGCATTCTAATGAGAAAGCACCTGCTATTATGAAAAGAATTGGTGCTGCATGGCAATTAAAGAAAAATAAATAAATAATAATTTTATAAATACTAAACAACTTATCTATTTGATGCATTAACAGTATCTGCACTTGATGCAGACGATGACCCCCTATTATTTTTTGAATTAGTCTTTCTTTTTAATGGTTTATCTAATGCAATTCTTGGTGGTATTGCGTCATAAAACCTAACATTATTTGGTATATTACCTTCTGATGCCGGTCTTAATGGTCTTACAGAAGTAGGTCTTAATTGTCTTAATGGTTCCGACACAGGTCTTAATGATCTTGATGAACTTGATATTATTGAAGTATCTAAATTATTTATGTAATTGCCATCTCTCAAATAACCTTCTGTGTTTTCATCATCATTAATTTTGTTGATATCAGGATAAACAATATTTAATTTAAAATATTGCAATAATTTGCTTTTTAATTCTTTGCATATTTTTGGAAGCAATGCAATATCTTCCTTTTTCAATATTTGGAACTTCTTTTTATTAGTTAATGTTCGGCGAGAACCTACACCTCCTACCACTCCTCGCCCACCTTTTGCAGGATCAGGATGTTCATCAGCCCACTCTGCTTCCCACGCTATTTCGTATGTTTTATAATTTTCCTTATAAATATGATTTAATGCTTTCCATTTTGCAAGATTTTTTCCATTATTTTCCTTTAATCTTTCTATGTGTTTATCTCTATCTTTATCATCACTATTATCCCACCATCTATATTCTAATAATTCTATTGTTCTTTCAATCCACCAATCAGGAGGTTTATTGAACCATTCACGAAAAGGACGATGATTCTTTGTGTAAATTAATTGAGCATCGCCATCAGGTAATAAAAACGCTGGTATTTTATTCCAATCCTTCGGACTGATAATATAATCCGGATTAGGAGGAGGTTGTGG